GGTCTCTTTCTCTGATGAAGGCGTTTACGGCTTGTTGGGCTTGTTTAATCCAGTAACTGCGGGGCTTTAAGGCGAGTTTTCGAATCTTAATTTTATCTTTCTGTTTCTGCTCCTCTCGTCGTCGTTTCTTCTCTGCTGTTTTTTCCGCCTTTTCGCGTTCTTTATTTCGTCGTTCGAGTGCTAATTTAGTTCCGTGTTCCGGGCTGCACCACCACTGATTTGAGAATGCCGGGTGAAACCATTCCTTACAGATTTTGCATTTCCTTCGCGCTGGTTTAGCCATTAAGCAGCCTCCCCTGTTACTTTAAGCATTCCGTTATCTAGCAGCTTTCTTGTCAGCCACTGTTGACCACGCCCGGTGATTTTTGTGGTGAACGATATCTGTATTCCGTGATTTGTATTGACCGCTGTTTCTTTCACTGTGAAATAGCCGCGATCCATATATTCCTGCATTGGCACATTGCGCCGGGCACCTGAAGCAATAAGGATTTTGTGATCGCGCATCCACGCAAACCGTTTGTTTGGACCAATACCAACAACCTTTGCAAAGTTTCCAATCAAAATTCCGCTGGCCTCGCCAACTCGATCGGCAAACTCAACTTTAGGTGCTGCGAGAGCAAGCTGTTTCTCCAGTTCAGCCTTCTGGTCTTCAAGGTCGGCCGCAAGGCGCAATGCCTCAGAAAAGGTTTGTGGTATTTTCGCGGTTGCCCCTTCGAGTTCTCGCCAGCGGTCAACAAGGCGAGCGGTGAATTCCGGCGACAACTGAGCGACAACAATGATGCTATCGCGCTTACCTTGTTCGCCTTCGAATACATACACACGAAAACTTTGATTTAAGCCTAACCCATTGATTCTTCCACAATCCTCAATTTGAGGATGCCGGATAACACCATTTTTAGCCAGCGTTTCGATAGTACGTTTCACATTGTCATGACGCTTACCTGTAAGCTCAGAGATTTCAATGCTCGTCATTTTGATGACGTTGCTATTTATCAGCTCGTTCATTGTCATGTCCTCTCATATTGAAAATTCACCAATAAAAAACCCAGCCGAAGCTGGGTTTGTTAAGTTGTCAATTGTCAGTAGCGATGCAGTGCAGGAGGTAATTCTTTGTTCTTAAGTCTTACCCATGCGGAAAGATTCGTTGGTCCGTCTGGATCATTAATATCAACATCTCGTGTGTGATTGATTAAAACATCTCTCGCCATTCCGATAACATACGAAAACTCATGGCCGTAGTCGTAGCATCTGCCGGAATAGTTCGATTGAATTTGTTTTAGCGCCGGATACAGTTCGCGGAACAATGCCTGTGAGCGGTTGGCATAATCCCACAACCATACCAGACTGTTTGCATCTTTTGCAGAAAGCTCGCTGGTTTTCTTCTCGTGATGACCTGCGCTTTTCGAAGTCTGGCTGAAATAGCAGTCTTCCAGTTTTTCGAACACTTCCCACGCCTGATCGGTTTCTAGCATTTTGGCGTGACGGGCTGCGCCTCGTTCTGTCCAGAGGATGAGGGAGCGAGTTTTGGGGGAAATTTGCAAACCTCTTTGAGAGGTTCTCAAATCATCGAGTTCACTACCACTTACTTTAAAGAAGTGTTTTCCTGCAATAAAACGACATTCGTTACGTTTGAAATTTTGCCGTATATGCTTTTGTTCTGTTTTGTATAGTGTTGCCAATAACTCCGTTGTTATTACGGGAATGTTCGAGTAAGTAACAACGACGAGGGATTCTACGGCGAGTTGCATGGTCATAACGACCTCCTTTAGCTTTTTCTGAATTACCACTTCTGATTGTGGTGTCGGGAGGTTCAGAACGGCCTAAAGAACCGCGGACTCATTCCCCTTTCGGGTGTTGTATTCGTCGCCCTCCCGACATTGTTCGGGGTATGACCGCGCAATGCGTCCATAAAATGACAGGCATAAAAAATCCAACACTATCGGGGTTGGGTTTGTCCGCTTTAGAGAGGTTCTGACGCCTCACGAAGATAAATCTACAAGTAACAACCTATAACGTCAAGCCTGATCGGTTTCGAGCATTTTGGCGTGACGGGCTGCGCCTCGTTCTGTCCAGAGGATGAGGGAGCGAGTTTTGGGGGAAATTTGCAAACCTCTTAAAGATGGTTGCAAATTTTGTGAGTTACTTAAAGTAACCCGCAAATTTTTCAGGGCATCGCCAGCCACTTTGAAAAAATGCTTTCCTTCAATAAAGCGCTCAGCATTTCTGGCGTAGTTATTTTGAATGTTCTTAACTTCAGCACCGTACAACTGCGCCAAAAGTTCGGTGGTAATAACAGGAATCTGGTTATGGGTGATCGGGGAGAGAGTTTCAACAGAGATTTGAGTTGTCATAATGACGCCCTCGAGTGGTTTCTTAATAACTCACCACCGACGACGCCAATCGTCTGGTGGTGAACTGTGCAGGGTTGGCGTAACCGGGAAACCGACCGGCGCGGATCTCTCCGCCCCCACACAGCCCACCATAATTCAGATGTGCGCGTGCATACGACAATAAAAAACACGCTCGCGGCGTGTATCTGTCGCGGTCTCTATCCAGGACGCCAATCCCGACGCCAGATTTTGCTGGCGTGTGAGGAATATAGCCCCGGATAAATCATCACGTCAACCCCCTTGTATTCCTCGCACGATGTCTTAGCCACCGGATATCCCACAGGTGAGCCGTGTAGTTGAAGGTTTTTACGTCAGATTCTTTTGGGATTGGCTTGGGTTTATTTCTGGAGCGTTTCGTTGGAAGGTATTTGCAGTTTTCACAGATTATGTCGGTGATACTTCGTCGCTGTCGTCTCATTCGTACCTCCTGTCGGTAAATCTGACACCCTGACCAATAGCCCATGCTGTCGTGTACTCAATCAGACTTGCCATACGCTTCACACTCATCTGCGCGCTGCTTTCGCGAATGTTGACGTATTCGCCTTCAAGCCCGGGCAAAACATCAGCTTCCTGCTTTGTTGCCACTGCATGACCGCTGATCAACAAAACCTTCCATTGTTCTGGTTTTAACCATTTGCCGCACCATTGAACCTGACGAGCGATATCCGCCAGCATCGCGTGAAATTTTGCGTTCTGGTCAAGGTTGCGCTTGTAGTCAGTAATGCGGATGGTGACTGGCTTGTCTTTATCGAGTGGTGTTGCGAGGATGGCATTTATTGCAGCTTGCTGTTGTTGCTTAGTTCGGAGGAAGATTGTTTGCTTCATCGAAAATTCTTCTCTTTAATTCCAGCGGCTCTGATAGCTTTCATTACTGCAATTACCGTTTTGTCACGCCCATCCTCATAACCCATCGCATAAGCACCTTCTTCACCATCTTTCCAAAGGTCGTCATTCGATTCGGGCCAGTCGATATCCAGTTCAATAGCTGCTCGCGATGCCTGCCATAAAGCCCACCAATCATTTAAGGAGTGACGAATATCCATGCTTGAAAATGCGAAGTACCTATCACCATTTCTTGCCTCGGTTATCATCTCGAATGGTAATCTCAATTTTTTGGCAACGTATTCCTCAAACTGCTTTCTTGATTCGTCCATATCAATCACCGTTAGTCGTTTCACTCACGAATCTGACAAAACCAGCCATGTTAATTTGCATGAGTTTTTTCAACACTTTGTCTCGTCGGCTACGTTTTGGTTTTGGCCTGTGATTGAATCTTTCACAAACTGGAAGGCTCGATGATTTCCAGTACCTATTACGCCTTGCTCCATCTTCAGCCATATCGGCATGAATAAGGTCTGCGAGTGTGCTCATATTCACCTCTTCCAGTTACATTGGTTTTGTAATGTTGCTAGTCATCGTTCGAATAACAAAATGCGTAAGTAACCTTGCTTTCCACATGTAAATCTATTCAAGGCGAGATAAATCTACGAATACCGGACCTTTGTAATCTGGTCTTGATGCCCTTATGTATGAGCTAATAGTTTGTGCATCTTGCTTGTCCAGATTCATGACTTCCCTCTCCCCCAAATAAAAAGGCCTGCGATTACCAGCAGGCCTTTATCTTTTTTTAACACGCTTTCGAGTCCTTTTATATTTTTCCTTAAGATATTCCGCAAGTTTATCCTCATCATTATTAAATTGAGATAAAAGCTCATGCTCGCAATTAAGTGCTTTACTCGCATAAGTTCCATATAGTTTCTTTCTTGCTAGTGCTGCTATGAATGCTGCATCTTCTTTGCTATCGAAATACCCTAACGATATTGTCTTATTTTTATAACCAACATAAGACTTCCACCTGCCAGTTGGCTTATACCAAGACACTCCAATTGCACCGGATGTGTTTAATCTATTCCCTACAATGTTTCTTGCATTCTGCTCTTCTGTTGCCAGTCTTAGGTTTGAAATCCTATTATCAAGTCTGTTCCCATTTACATGATCAATAAACTTAGGAGGCCATTTTTTGTATACATAGAACCAAGCAAGTCTATGCGCCTTATACAAAACATTATTTATACTAATGCATATATAACCACCACTAACACCTCCAGCAATACTACCTTTTACTCTTACTACTGAATTTGTTTTTAGCCATTTAAATATTCCTGTTTCTGAGTCATATGATAATGTTGACAGAAGCTCATCGTGATCAATTAGTTTTTTTATTCGCATAAAGAATATACTTAATAATATATACAGTATGAACCGCCCCGGAAATCC